ACTAGCACCTCGTAGTAATCCGTTATCGCCGTGGCTTGATCGATGTAGGAAATTGAAACCGGAGTAAGCTGTTGCGTGGCAGAGTCTGTAACGTTGAACTGTAAGCTCTGAAAAATGTTGGTTATACCATTTTTTCTCAAAAATACAGTAACCTGTGCAACTCCCGCGGCTCCCACCAAATTAAGAAGCACATCAACCGTGTAGTATCCGGTGTATGGAACCGTAAACCGACCTGTAGCAGCGGTGAAACCGGATGATGGGTCAAGCGAAGTCCAAGATCCTGACGGAAAGTCCGCTAGGCTGAATGGGTTCTTTGTCGTTCCAGAAACAATGAAATTACTAACAACAACCCTCCGCGTAAACGTGACGTAATTGAACGGAACAATCGAAGGAGCGGACAGCGTGATATTTCCAGCCGAATTCGTGACGACAATCGGAAGTGTTCCAGTGATTTCCTTCTGGAGATAGGTGGTTCCATCGCCCACCGGAATCTTGTTCGCCGGAGCAGTCGTCAGATTCGTTCCACCCTTAGCAATCGGCAACGTGCCGCTGATGTCGCCAACCGGAACCGTCGCAACAGTCGAGACGACGCCAGCACCGCCCGATCCAGCGGTCTTCATGTAACCGGCGGCAAGCGAATCGAGAACCGTCTCGTTCGTCAGCGTCGCATCTGCTGTTCGGCAAATGTAAGAAGCTCCAACCGGCGCGCCACCAGAGACACCGGCAGCACCCGTAGGGCCAATCGCTCCAGCAAGCGTGATGAGTGAGCCGGACGGAATCAGCGTAGTCGGAACCGCATTGGCAATGCCGAGAACACCGGGAGCGGGATTCTGCAAGGTCAGCAGCAAACCATCGACTGAGGTAACCTGCATGTAGCCAAGGCCCTGAATCGAAACGAAGAACTGTCCGGCGACTGATTCAGGCAAAAACTCGGTGTTATCGACCGCAACCACAACCGATGCTCCAAGAGCGGGGACAAAAAATGCCGCAGTCGTGTAGGTGAACGAATCAATCCCGTTCGTGCCATTGGTGCCGTTAGTACCCGCTGCCCCTTGAGGACCAGGGATATTCACGACTACCGGCTCGGAGTCGCAAGGCTGGCAACAGCCGGATGAAGAAACAAGTTGCGACGGCATAATTTTCCTTTCGCAGAACCTCAAGTCCAACGACAACTAATGCAAGGCCAAACTATGGCAGAGCAAGTGTCTGAGAATCCATTGATCGACCACAAGTACGGAATACGCTCGCCCGTCAAGATTCCTGATCTTGAACTAGAGCTGTACGCTTTCCGAAATCGACTCCAACCAAACGAGGGGGGACTAGGCACTTTCGAACATTTTCAGAATGCGACGAAAATGCTCTGGCCGAAGATGAGTTGGAACCCGTGGTTGGAAGCTCAAGTCGAAAGCCTTTGCGAGCATGACTACGTTGGCTGGGCGGGATGCGGAGCGAGCGGAAAGACCTTCGGAGCAACGCTTTTTGCGACAGTCTGGTGGTTGGCCAACCCTGCCAAATCAACGGTTGTCCTGACATCGACGACCGCGAAGATGATCCGAAAGCGTATGTGGGCCAATCTTCAGGATCTTGTTCGGAAATCGCGAGGATTCCCTGGTAACATGGTTGATTCGAAGATGGCATTGCAGGCTGTCAAAGGTGACGACCGGCACTCCATTTCAGCTATCGCCGTCGCTGAAGGTAACACCTCGAAGGCAGTGGCCAACATTCAGGGTATTCACGCAGAACGGGTGATGGTCATAATCGACGAAGCGACGGATACGCCTGAAGCAGCGTTCGAGGCTTGTACCAACCTCTCCAAGGGTTGCCGCGAGTTCAAGATGCTCGTCATCGGGAATCCGGCATCGAAGTTCGATCCGCACGGCAGATTCTGCACTCCGGCAAAAGGGTGGCGCAGCGTCACGATTGAAGATCAGCATTGGCTGACTGAACGCGGCATGTGCCGACGATTCGACGGCATGAAGTCGCCGAACATCACCGAGGGGCGAACGAAATACCCGTATCTCATCACCCAAGATCAGGTCTTGTCGGCGATGCGCCATGAGGGCGAGCAGAGTCCTACGTTCTGGAAATACACACGCGGATTCTGGAGTCCTGACGGCATGGTTAAGACGGTGCTGTCCGAGTCGCTCATCGACACGCATTCACCGAACAAGAAGCTCACGTTTACGACCAATGTCCAGATCGTCGCGGCTCTCGACCCCGGCTTTGGTGGAGACAGGTGTATCCTTCGCTTTGCAAAGGTCGGAACCGCTAACGATAAGCTGAGCATTCTCTTTCAGGATATCATCCAGATATCGCCCAACGCGCAGCTCACCGAGCCGGTCCATTACCAGATAGCCAATCGAGTTAAAGAGGAATGCAACAAGCGCGGCGTTCCACCGGACAAGTTCGCTCTCGATTCAAGCGGTGAGGGTGGCGGTCTAGCGGATATCCTGACCAGAGAATGGGGCGTGGTTCATCGCGTCGAGTTCGGCGGCTCTCCATCGACGATTCCTGTCAGCGACGAGGATAGTAGGCCATGCAATGAGGCATACGACCGCAAGGTGACGGAACTCTGGTTCTCGATGCGTAAATGGGTCGTCGAGGAGCGAGTCGGCGGCATGGACATCGAGACATTGCAGGAGTTCTGCGCGCGAATGTTCGACGATGGGAAGCGTAAGATATCCGTCGAATCGAAGACTGTGATGAAGCAAAGGACTGGTAAATCGCCTGACTTGGCCGACGCTGCTGTAGTCTTGCTTGATCTGGTGCGTAAAACCGCCTCCTTTGAACCGCGAGCAACAAAAGCTGACAAGGTATGGGAAAAGCTGGTGAGGGACGCAGACTCCATTTACTACGACGGGGACGTATGAGCGGCTACAAGATTCTCAATGAACACAATGTAATCCCTGGCGGATGGAACTACCGCGTTCCTGAAACCGGAATCGAGATACCCGCCGGTTCATTGCCACAGCTCCGCGAGTTCGTCCGCAACCATTATGCCGCCAATGCGGTCAAAGTTCCAGACAACCTCGACATCTTAATCACCGAGTATCAGTGCCGTAACGGTGCCGACTGCTCCTACGACGAAGTTGAGATTCCTAAGCCAAAAGGTCTGAAATCTCTTCAGATCGGAGACGTTATCCGCTTCAGCATGAGCCTGATTCATGGGCTTACCGTTGGCGGCGGCAAGGTAGATCAGGCAGAAGCGATTCGAAGAGCAAGCATTTGCGCCGGATGTCAGTTCAACCGGAAACCGCTTGGATGCACCGGATGTAACGCTCGCGTCCTCAAGGAAGCTGTTAGAACGCTTTCTCAACACGGAACAACGCCACTAGACGACCAGCTTCAAAGCTGTGAATTTTGTGGTTGCTTCATCAGAAGCATGGTGTGGTTTCCCATTGAAACACTCCATAAATTTACGGACGCTACAGAGAACGCAAACTTGCCAGCTCACTGCTGGAAAAAACGACCATGTACGGAAACCTAGCCCAACTGCCGCTCGAAACCATAAACGAGGAGGGTAAAGCTCCCGAAACTCGTATTGCCGACGCGGCATCGGCTCGCGAGATATTCCAAAAGCTCATCATGGCCGACGAGCTGCGGAATAGCACCCGCGCAAAGCTCCGTGGTCTTGTTGACGGCAATCCTCCGTACAATCCAGCGGAGTTGCGACGAAACAACCAAGCGTTCCGCACCAACGTCAACTTTCGCGAGTCGGAAGCGTTCCTCACGTTGGCCATGTCAGCCTTCTACGATGTGTTCGCCGAGGTTCCGACCTACGCGACGATTCGCACCGCTTACGGCAATGACATGGATAAGCGGGAGGAGTGGTCGAAGATTATCACCGAGGAGTTCGACCGTCTCCAGAAGCTGGACAAGGACTTCGACTACATCATGCAGCTCTCGCAGCGTGAAATGGTCCTTATCGGAAATGGTCCGCTAATCTTCGAAGACAGCTCCAACTGGCGGTGCAAAGCCATCATGGCGACGGATCTTCTCGTCCCCGATGGCACCAAGTCCAATGTCAGCGATTGGAAGGTGGCCTGCGTCCGCACTCGCATGGGCGTGGATGATTTGTTCGAGAAGATCCAAGACGAGAAAGCTGCGACTGCTGCCGGTTGGAACGTGGACTACGTTCGCCAGCGTATCCGCGCTGCGATGCCTGAGCCGTACCGTTCCGGCGTTCAGTACGATTGGGAGTTCTTCCAACGTCAGCTCCGCTCGAACGACATCACGTTCTCCGCACGGTCAGAGGTCGTGCTGATGTCCCACATCTTCTACAAGGAGTTCGATGGCCAGATCAGCCATGCGATTATCGATGAGCGGGACAGCGAGAACTTCATGTATCGGAAGCTGCGCCGTTACAAGCGGTGGGAGCAGATCATTCATCCGATGTATTACGACCGTGGTGATGGCGAGCATCACGGTGTGAAGGGTCTTGGCATCAAGATGCTTCAGGCGATGGAGCTGAAGAACCGGCTCCGTTGTTCGATGGTGGACAGCGCATTCGCTCGCACCCAGATTCTTTTCCGTCCCCTCAACCCGAACGCTCTCAGCAAGACCAGCGTCGTTCAGCAAGGACCGTATGCCATTCTCCCGCCAGACTACGAAGTCATTCAGCAGAACATTGCTGGCGTTCTGGACGCTCCTATGGCGGTCAACGCGGACCTTGAGAATGTTCTTCAGGGCAATCTCTCTCAGTATCGCCAATCGCTCAACAAACCGGCTGGCAACCCACGAACTGCGACTGAAATCCAAGCGATAGTCTCGCAGCAGTCAGCAATCGGTAAGACGCAGCTCAGCCGGTATTACAACCAGCTCGATTCCTTCTTCGAAGAGCGGTACAACCGAGCCTCCAATCCCAACCTGAACCCGATTACCAAGTCGGATAAGGATGCCATCGAGTTCCAACGTCGTTGCGCCGAACGAGGCGTTCCAGTTCAAGCCATGCTTGATATCGACTTCGTGGAAGCGACTCGCACGGTCGGCCAAGGTTCTCAATTCGCGAAGCAGCAGCTCCTTGGCTCTCTACTCGGACTTCTCGGTTCTCTCCCCGAAGGCGGAAAGGTCAGCCTCTTGCGCGACTACATCGCCGCTCAGGTTGGCCAACAAATGGTGGACCGCTATCTACCAACTCAGATTCAGTCTTCGCGAGTTCAGGATCAGACCGCTCTGGCTGTTCTGGAGCATTCGTCGCTCCGCCAGGGCAACATGGCAATCGTCACAGATACGCAGAATCAAATCGTTCACATCGACACGCATCTTGCGGCGGCGAACGAGGCTGCGTCTTCAATTCAGCAGGGCGGCAATCCGCAGGAGATTATGCTCTTCCTGCAAGGTATTGGTCAGCACGTTCAGGATCATCTGGCTCGTCTCTCCACCGATCCTACTCGTCGTCCTCAGGTCGAAGCCTACGCGCAGCAGCTCCAGATGCTTGTTCAGACAGTTGAGCAGCTTGGTCAGATGCTGGCCGAGCAGCAGCAAGCAATGGCGCAGCAACAGCAGGCGATGGCTATCCAGCAGGGTGTCGATCCTCGCACCGCCGTGATGAATGCGGAGGTTCAGGCGAAAATCGCTCGCCAGAATGCCGAGACTATGGCCAACATTCAGCGTCAGAACACGAAGGCGATGGCCGACTTGGCTCGCCGGAATGCCAAGACAACCGCTGATATTCAGCGAGCGAATGCAACTGCCGAGTCCAACTTGGCGCGTCAGGGATAAGAATTATGGGAAACGAAGAAAACATCGTCCAATTCATCGCCGACAACTTCCCGAAGATGGGCGGCTGGTGCGACCCGAAGAAAGGTTTGGAAATTGCCAAACTTGTTCTCGAAACCAAGCCGCAGCGTATCGCCGAAGTTGGCGTCTTCGAGGGCAAGTCAACGCTCGCTCTTGCTCAAGCCTGCAAACTGAACGGAAGCGGAACCGTTTATGCCATCGACTCTTGGAAGAAAGAGGACTGCATCGACGACGAGACGAGTGCTAATCAGGACTGGTGGGCGACACTCGATCTGGACAAGCATTACGAATCGTTCGTTGGTCATTGCGTCCGCGCGCAGGTTGTGAAGCAGATTCAGTTCTGCCGCATGTCCTCATGGGATGCGTCGCGATTCCTACCAGACATGGACATGGTTCATATCGACGCCAATCACGCCGAATGGCCGTCTACTAGCGATGTCGTCAACTGGCTCCCGAAGCTCAAGGTTGGCGGCTACATCGTGATGGACGATGTGAATTGGGAATCGACCCAGACTGCTCTCAAGTTCGTCCTGAAACGCTGCGAATTTGTCTCGCGATTTGACCTGAGCGAGAGCGTTTTTGCCATCTATCGAAAACTGAAATAACCCCGTGCAAACGGTCGTTATCACGATGCGAGGTAGTTCTCGCATCCCGCGCCTACAAAGAAACCTAGATTCCGCCGGAATCACGGACTATCGCATTTTCTATGGCCTGAACGGCGCGAAGTCCGGTCTGAAAGCGAGCATTCCGTACGAGATAGACGCCCCCGGCTCAGGCTACCTTATCTGCTCCAAGCACGTTGGATGCACGATGTCCCATTGGATGCTATGGAACGCGCTGGATTTCGATCCTTCCACGCCGGACATGGTGATGGTCTTAGAGGATGACATCCTGTTCCGTCCTCATTGGCGCGAAACAATCGAACGTGCGCTGACAAAACTGCCCGAGGATTGGGATATTCTCTATCCTGGCTCCTGCTGCGCGCACGGAAAGCTCTCACGCGAGCTGGATTCCAATCTCTTCGAGGGGATGCCGCTTTGCACTCACTGCTACATCGTCCGAAAAAAGGCTCTCAAGACTCTTATCGAAACGAACGAAGAGGTCTTCGCGCCAATCGATTTGCAGATGTACTTCAAGAGCCGCCAGCATCTGAAATGCTTCACAATTTTCCCGCGAGTTGCCGATCAAGAAGACTGTCCTTTGGCCGACTAAAATTATGGGTTCACCTTTCAATGGAGACACATTCATCGAGCAGGAGTTTCTTTACCTCAAAGAACGCTTCGAGCTAACGACTGCTGTCGAAACCGGCACTCACGAAGCGGACACTACCGTTTGGTTGGCCAAGAACTTCCTCAAGACTGTTTCGTGCGAGCTGAACCACGACTTAGTTGAGAGAGCTAAGGAAAAGTTCAAACGGGAAAAGGTCTACGTCGAAATGTTCGAAGGCAGTAGCGATGCCTGTATGAACTGGTTCATTCCGCATCACGGAATTGGACACGACACGATCTTCTTTCTCGACGCCCATTGGAACGACTACCTGCCGCTGCTTGAGGAGCTTGAGGCAATCAATCGCTATGACCTGCATCCAGTCATTGCCATTCACGATTTCAAGGAGCCGACCGGACAGCTTGGATACGACAGCTACAACGGCCACGACATCTGCCTTGGTTACATCAAGGAGAAGTTGGACGCGATTTACCGCGCCAAAACGCTGACGCAGAAGTACGGGTACAGTTACTACTACAACCATCCAAGCCGATGCGTAGGCGCGCGTCGTGGCATCATCTACATCCTTCCAAACCGATGAAACTACAGCTCGAAAAGACGCCGTGCTTCATCGTCTCGAAGCCTGAAAGCGAGAAGGAAAGGCGATGCATCCGCTACATGAAGACATTCGGAATCGATGCGGTTCCGATGTATGGATTCAGAGCTGAGAACTGCGGCATCTCGACCGACTACTACCACACACGCGAGAAGGAGAAGGCAAAGGTCAAAACAATCGTCGCTGGACTCAGCCACTTCTCAGTTTGGTCGGCCATCAAGTGGATGGTTGAGTCGAAGGTAACTGATCATCGGACGTTTCTGATTGTCGAGGATGACGTTGAGTTCATATGCGCCGATTGGAAGGCAAAGCTGGCCGACAATCTGGACTATCTCCCGAGCGACTGGCATGTCGTCTACATCGGAAGCTGCTGCGCTGATCCGATTGAAGACCACGGCTACATCGCTTCGAATCTTTACAAGATGGTCCGAGGCATGTGTACGCATGCTTACCTTGTAAATTACGAAGGTGTCTGCAAACTCCTCGAAACGAACCAGAAGGTTTGGGGTCCAATCGACATCCAGATGCTGGTGGATTCGATGCCTAGGATGAACTTTTACGGGATTCTTCCGAGGCTTGCGACGCAGGAGAACACAAAATTGTATCCATAATGAAAGACATCATCCGAAGTCTGTCTCTTAAAGCTCTCAAACGATTTGCAAATGGCGGTGATGGTCAGGCCGATTTGCTCATGCAGATCGAGGATTTGCAAAAGACACTTGAGATTCGAACCAAAGAACATGAGGAGCATCTAACCGAGGTCCGTGAGGAGCGCGACCATTGGCTTGCTCAATACGACGAAATCAAATTCGCAGCCGAGTTTCTAATGAGCTACGCAAAGAACGACGTACCCAAGCTGGCCGAACAGTGCGACTGGGAGGTTGGCAAAATCACGCTTCCTGAGGAGGTTGGAACCTACTACTTCAACCCTGCAATCATTCAGGAACCGAGCGGTCAGATCCTGCTTTTCGCCCGACGCTGCCGCAACAAGCGCGAGAAGGATGAGGACGTTTACCTTGAGAAGAACGACATCGTTGTCTTTGAGCTGACCAAGGATCTTGGGGCCATCAAGAAGGCGTTGCTGACACTTACCTCGCACATGCCGGGAGAGCAGTTCGAAGATCCGCGAGTGGTTAAGTTCGGCGACAAGTACGGACTAAGCTGCTGCACGTTCGTCCCGTTCAAGAGCTACGCGCATCAGGCAATGTTCGTCTTGGACAAGCAGTTCATGAACGTCGCTCGATTCGATCCGATCTACGGAAACAACTACGCGCAGGCGATGGTGAACGATGGCCATGAGAAGAACTGGCTCTACTTCGTCCACGATAACACGCCACACATGGTGTATTCGGCCAATCCTCATGTCGTAGTGCGCCTTAATGGGCGTCTTGAGAAGGAAGCGGAGTATGTCACCGACGAGTTCAATCCGCTCTGGAAGTTTGGCGAGGTGCGCGGTGGCTCGAATCCCATTCTGGTCGATGGCCTGTATTGGACCTTCTTCCACAGCTCGCTTCCTTGGATCAACAAGAAGCGTCGTTACTACATGGGAGCTTACGCATTCGAGGCTAAGGCTCCATTCCGCATTGTCCGCATGACGACGCTGCCGCTTCTCACCGGCACGAATCAGCAGGACTGGTGGCCGGGATTGCCTGCGGTCGTGTTCCCGTGCGGAGCGTTCTACGACAGCGCAAAGAATCATTTTGTCGTCTCATACGGCATCAACGACGTTGATTGCGGCTACATCAAGCTGCCACTGGCCGACATGCTGGAGGTGACGAAGGTGATTCGACCTAAGCGTGATGTCGTAAATAAGGTGAATCCGCCTAAATTAGACGAGGTTCTCGACCCAATTCCGCAGAGGCATAAACTGAAACGAAACAAGAAAACAAAGTATGATAAATTGGCTGAAAGGCTCAACGAAGACCCAGAAATCGGACCTGAAGAATCTGCCTGAGGTAAATATGGCGGACTGGATGACAAGCGGTGAGAGTGCTGAATTCTCAAAGCTGTTACAGACTCCGCTCTTACGCATGGCAATCCGCATCGTTGCTGAATCAATGCCGGTGCCGATGCCGTCTCATGGAGCGAAGGAATCTGACATCATTTTCGCTGCCGGTGTAACCGCTGGCTACGCGCATTGTCTTGAAAACCTTCGAAAATTGTCGGTGAATGAAACAACTAAGGAACCTGAAGCAACCTTCGAAAAGCAATACTAACAAATTATGGACGAACCACTGAATTCTCCGCTGACAAATCCGGCGTCGCAACCTGACTTTGGCAACTCGATTCTCGACGCATTCAACCGTATGGGAGCTGAAGCCGATGAAGGCGTATCGACTCCGGTTACCGAGGAGCCTAAGCCTGCTAAGAAGGCAGCTACGCCAGCCGCCGAAACGACCAAGCCTGCCAGCAAGTCCGAGAAGGACATCGAGCGTTTGTTCGGATCTTCAAAGAAGCAGGCCGCCGAAGCTCCGACTTCTACGGACGCTGATTCCGATATTCCCGAGACGATCAAGTCCACGAAAGCCGCTGATGCGTTCCGCAAGATCAAGGAGGAGAAGGCGCAGTTGGCCAAACAATTGGATGAACTGAAGGCCGGTAAGTCTACCAACCCTCAATTCGAATCGCAGCTCAAGACCTTGCAGGAGGAGCGTGACGCGCTTTCCGAGCGTGTCCGATTGCTGGACATCGAGCGTCACCCTGAGTTCGTCAAGAAGTACGAGGGCAAGATCAATAGCGTCTTCGAATCGGTGAAGGGTCTTGTCGGCACCGATGGAGAACGACTTGTTGGCCTACTCAAGTCGCCTGAGAGCGACTACCGGAACTCGCAGATCGACGACATCGTTGAAGGTCTTTCGCCATCCAAGAAAGCCAAGCTAGGCGCGCTAATCGTTCGCTACGACGAGATTAACAGCGAGAAGGCTGCGGAGATGTCCGAGGCTAAGTCCGATTACGACGCCATCATCTCGAAGTATCAGCAGGACAACGAGCAGGGGACGAAGGCTGCACTGGAGTCGGCCAGTAAGACCTGGGCGAAGGTGAGCGAGAATGCTCGCGCACTTGAAATCTTCGAGCCGCGTGAGGGCGATGAAGAATGGAATGGCGAGCTGAACCAGCGTCTCAGCCTCGCGCAGCAGATCTTCAATGGCGAGAACAGCGAAGAAGACCTCGCCAAGGCCGCTCTTTGGGCCGCTGCCGCGCCAAAGTACCGCGAGCTTCTCTATTCTCAGGTTGAGGTAAACAAACGCCTGCAAGCCGAACTAGCGAAGTATCGTGGCAGCGAGCCGGGAGTCAGTTCGAAGGCGACGAATCCCGGCTTCAAGTCGGCCAATGTTAACAACGCCAAGAGCGAGGACTTCGTTGCGAGCGTTCTGAAATCGTTAGGACGCTGAAACAATTATCCCCCGATGGTTTCGAAGCCACCGGGGGATTTTCGTTTATTTCCGATAAGGACCGCTACCGCTCGGAACCGGCTTTGCAACCGGCTTTACCGGAGGCTTCGGCGGCGGCGACTGTTTGTAAGGTCCGCTTCCGCTAGGTCGTGAGACTGACGGCGAACCGCGATATGGTGCGTTATGGCTCATTTACTCCTTTGGCAGTGCATACCAGCCTTCATGGATGGTAATTCGGTTCTTACTACGCACCGTTTTGCCGCTGGCGTCAACAGTCCACACTCGCGCCTCAACGCTCTCAGCGAGGCGTACAGGCTCACCGTGGGGGACGTAAATCACCCGGCTCGCGCAGCTCACGCTCATGCTCATCAATGCGAGCAAGCAGACCGCGCTTAAGATCAGGTTGTTTCTTGGCGTCTTCACTTGAGACATCCTCCTTGGTCAGCGCATGAAGCCAGATGACCAGCTTCATCACCAAGTCGGCCAGAAAGTTCATCACTCAGGCTTCTCGCTCTCGGCCTTCTTGCTCTTATTATTGAAGATCGACCAAGCGACGCCGATGATGCTCACGGTAGCACCGGCAAGTTCAGCGACTTGATCGGCACTAGCCAAGCCTTTGGCGACGAGGAAGCCACCAGCGGCAGAGAGAAGATGGCGAATGAGAGAGGTAAGATTGGGGTTCATTTGAACTTTCGATACAGGTCGATGGCCTTGGACAGGCAAACGATAAAAGCAGTGACGGCACCGAACGCGAGCGATGCCGTCTTGAGGTTCGGGTCTGAGAAAACCGCGTTCCCGAGTATTCCGATGACTGGCCCACTCGCTGCCGCAACCATGTCTCGCATGAAGTGGGATTCAGTCATGGGATGATTTGCTACTTAGCGATTTCGATCTGCTGCGAAGACTTGGCGGCTTCCAGAATCAGGTCGGCCAGAGGTACTCCAACCTTTGCGTTCTGAAAGCCGCCAGCCTTAATCGAGATATCGATGAGTTGCAGCAGGTTGTTAACTTGTTCGGTCGTTAGTTGGATTGTAATCATGCCGCCGAAGCATCGGCGACGGGAGCATCATTCGCAACCAAAACCGGCGCAATGTAAGGCAGCATCGGCGGCACCGGATCAGGCGCAGGAGGCACCCACGGCAGCGGCAGAACGACAACCGGCGCAGGAGGAACCGGCGGCACCCACGGCAGCGGCAGACTCACCACGGGCGGGTTCGCCAGCTTATAAGCCTCCACAACCGCAGGAGTCCACAGCGCATTGGCAATCTTCACCACCTCAGTCGGCTGTCCTTCCAGCGAGTCGCCGGGGTTCAGCGTGTACTGCGAGGTAATCTCTTGGCCGACAATCGTGCCATCGTTGTCGTAATCAACGCCGGTCGTGACGAACAACGAGTTGTTCTGGTTAACCTGCACTGCGACAATATCAACTGGTACGATCATTGGATGGTGGGGCTAGGGGTTTGGCTGGCGGCGGCGTAGGCAGCGACAGCAGCAGGAGTCCAGACAGCGTTGGCAATCGCAACCACCTGCTCGGGCTGACCCGTAAGGTCGGAACCGGGAGTGAGACAGTAGCGGCGGAATGTGGAGGCTTTGACAACCTCGCCATCGACGATCTGATCCGCGAGGCGGACCTGCAACGTCGCGTTGGGGAGAACCTCGCAGAGCGAGAAGATGGTGCGTTCGGTGAGCATAGGATTAGACAATGTAAGTAACCGAAATAAGTATTTCTCCAGAAGTATCCATTGCAATGCCAGTCCCCGCCCCACCTCCGGTCGGATATTGCCCAAGCGTTATCACGCTCGTTGCGTTAATGGCATAGCCTGTTGCGATATTTCCTGCTGATAGAGAAACATTGCTGAAATATCCAATGGCGGCGGCCGCAAAGTAATTTGATGCGCTTGAAACTTGAAAAGGAAGTCCAGAAATACGCATATCTCCGGTTCCGGTATGTGCGGTCCAATCCAAAAAAATCTGGCAACTCAATAATCTTCCAACTTTTGTGTATGTTCCAGATTGAACTGAATAAGTTCCTGTTCCAGCCGTTGAAGTTCCGATGATGGTCGGCGTGAAAGTCCCCTCCTCATAATCATCCAGCGTGTTCGCATCGGACGAAGCGACTTGAGTGGCTGGGAATGTGATACCGCTTGAAAGCTGCAATGCACCTTTGCCAGCGGAAGGCACAACCCCCACCCCAAGTCCGGTGGAGTTGAGGGTCATTCGGGTGCCGCCTGCGCCGTCGTACCAGTTGAAAACGCCGGATGCGCCGATGCGATACTGCTCTGCGTTTGAAGCGTAGAACCGGAGTTGGTTAGGAGTCGCATAACCAAACGCATCAATCAGCTTGTATCCAGTACCTCCGTACAGAGAAAAGCTGTTGTCGTCCTCTGTTACAACGATTCCGCCTTTGTAATTAGCTGCTCCAAGCAGCGAATTGATATTGAACGTCGTGCTGAAAAAACCGCCAGTCTGAGCAAACGACAACTTATCGCTGGTGGTTACAACCTTTGAAGCGTTGAGATACGGAACACCATTTGCGGTTCCACCTGTCAGCGTCAGTGCGCCGGTGATGGTGGCGGAGCCAGGAACAACGATGTTGTTGCCGCTCGGGCCGACAGCCGTGTACAGCTCGCTGAAGTTGCTGTTCGTGTACTGGAATGCCGTACGCAGCGGCGTCCCCGTTCCGTCGTTCGGCGATGCGCCGATGTTGATAGTCTGTTGTGCCATATCTATTAAAAGGTTTGAGGGTTACAGAAACTCGGTCATGTCCGCCGTGATGATCGTACTGTCAGCCGTAATCACCGTGTTATCCGCCGTGATATCCGCATTGCCGCCAAGCGTCGCCGCCTCCCAGAGTAGGCCAATCTCCAGCAGGTTCTTCTCGCGGTTGCTCTTGCAGGACGCGCCATACGCCTCCGCAATCAATGCCGCCGCTTCGCTACAGGAGATGTTGGCCATAGAATTCTCAGATAATGAACCACGCCGTTCCGTTCGACATGATCGTCACGGAATTCCATTGAGCCGATAGCGTATACGTCGCCGCGCCGTCAATCGTCTCGGACGCATTCGGATCGATAACAACCGCATTCGCGCCGCTATTGACGCGCTTAAAAGCGTAGATACGACCTGGAACCAGCGCGGCAGGCGGCAATGCCATCGTAATCGCGCCGCCAGTCGCATCAGCGATGATCAGATAATCGCCGCTCACCACATTGCCGGTAGCCGTAACGCTCCGATACGCGCCGCGCGTCGCTCCGCCACCCTGAAGATACGTCGCGATGCGATTCTCCAGCGCGAGCTTCGCAAGCTCAACCTCCCACGGAGAACGACATCCAAGCGATGCCGCCTCATTGATCAGCGTCTCCGCCTCATCGCATGTGATACTTGGCATATCGTTTTTCTATGGGTTGAACCTTAGGCCATCGGGCCGCCACGACCGCGCTGCATTACCTCAGCAATGAAACCGCCGCCGCCGGGAGCTGCCTCCTCCTCCTCGTATTCCTCCATCTCCTCCCCGCGTTCGGCCAGCTTCTTGCCCTTCGACTTCTTCTCGTAGCCGGGAATAGCCATACCATCAATCTCGATGAACTCGGCCTTACCGTTCTTGCCGAGGACAATCGTCGCCATCGTCTGGAACGCTTCGCCTTCCTTCAAATTCTCGGGAATCTCAACGCCTTCGGGGAGAGTAAAACTCGGCATACGGGGAGCATCAGATTATGGGGTGCGATGTCAAGGCATTACCGACTGTGGAACCTTGTCGCTCTTAATGAGATTCTCCAACGCTTCCAACGGCTGGAGATTGGTCCAATGACTCAAGCCTTTTACCTCATCAGAAGTACGACCGCTGGCCAGTGGTATGCGATGATCAACATGCCAATGCGAGCCGTAATTATCCCAAGTCATTCCAGGCTTAAACTGCCTCTCCAAATGCTCACGCAGGAAATCTGGAGTGCAGCCGACAATCTCGAAGGTAGATCCGCGACGAGTCTTCTTGCTTCCGAGATACGCACGGATCGAGCCGCGAATCGCATCCTTCAGTCGAAACATTGGATCTGATCGACGCTTCTCGCGGAGCTTGTCGATGATTTTAACATGGTTGGCCACTCTGTACTTCTTGTTCCAGCCTCTTGCTTTCTCGCGATTCGCGGCGCGGTACTCGTTGGCTTTCTTCTTAAGATGCTCGGCGTTTTCCTTTTGATACTTCCGATTCCTCTCGTTGATAGCTTCTTTGTTTTGATGGTAGTGGCTCCTTGCCTTTTCTTTGTAATGCTCTCGTTTTAGCTGATACTTCTCAGCCTGCTTCACGCGGATCGTCTCAGCGTTGTCGGCCATGTACTTGGCCAACCTCTCCTTATCAGCGGCCATCTTCTCGGCGAAACGCTCGGGCGTTAGCCACTGATACCGCTTGTTTCCCTGCGGATCTTTCCAGGTGTATCCCCAGCAGACCATTCCATCCGATTCGCGTACGTCGCCACGTTTTGGTTCATCTTGCTCCATGCGATGTAAAAATAGACGCATCGACTGAACATGGCAACAAAAAATCCGCAAGCCTTTCGACCTGCGGATTCTCGCGTATTTACTGGGCTTTTCAGCTACAAATGATCTGGGACAAAGCTCCGGTGCAACGCCGGAAGATGATGGTCATACCCTGATTCGTAAAAACTGGCTCTACGGCATGGACGAACTCAGCGTAATGCTGGCCCTTCTTCTCCAGCGGATCGGCGCAATCCACATCGAGCTTGTAGGCACCAGTCACCCACTGCCACTCGCCCATGTAGTTGGTCGGCTGCCAGCTCAAGTCGCCAACACGGTTCACCGGGCGAACGATATGGCTCTTGATGACGTACGGAGTCGGGATGAACGCACCTTCGTACAAGGCGGTCGTCCAGCTCGGGTTAACGCTGAACACAGTACCCTTCGTGCCAGACGAGCTGGTGAAGGGCTGGATGAGCGTGTACTTGCCGCCAGCGTAGCTAAAGCGGGGCGGGAACAGGTTCGGGATATGGCGGAAGTTCTTGATGACCCGATTCGCGCCAATCCGCTTGAGCAGCTCGGCACCCGGACCAGAACCCATATCGGCGAAGCGCAGATCCTCGCGCAGCGCGGCGTTGTTCTGAGCGATGCGCTGGCTGGCCTCCATGCCGATGTACAACGGAAACACCGGACCATCGCTGGAGAAGCTGATGAAGCCGGAGCTATCAGGATTCGTCGCGCCATTGCGGATCAGCGTGGCGGCGGCAACATCGAGCATCTCCTGCGTCAGCTCGGAGGTAGCCTGATTCAACGCCTGACCAACCGAACCAGTCTGAATCCAGGGCAACTCGTTCACACCGCTCGGAATCGTCTCCACCTGAGTGAAGGACGAGTCGGCCACCGCCTTGATGGCGTACTTGGCGAACATGTTCTGGTAGCGAGTCTCCCACGAACGCTGAGCGCGGATCGAGAGCTTCTCCAAGTACACGCGCAAGAACGCCTCGACGCGATGGTCGAAGGTCAGATCGTCCTTACATAGGAGCGGACCTTTGAGGGCGAAACGCTCAGGCCCCCAGGTGACAGCGTTGTAGCCGACCGGAACGTCATTGTAGGTGACATCGCAAGCACCACCGTTATCGCCGGGATTACCGCTGGCGAGGGTGATAGCAGACCACTCCTCAGCCGCAGTCGGCTCGATGGAGGTGGTGGTGAACGAGGTCTGGGTCAGACCAGTACCTTGGGGATACTCGCCGCGCTCAATGAGGTTGAGCCACATCGAACGGTACGAGGCGCGTTTGTAAACGTCCTGCGCGAGCGACTCAGTCGCAACGGCAAAGGCGTTGAAGACATTGGGACAAGACATGAGATGAAATATGTAAACCGACGTTATCTATCGGTAGGCCATCTATTCCACCACACGGTGGATGATTATCCTACCTCCTCACCGATGCGGAGCGTCATTGCCGCTTAGACAGTTTTGCGATGGCTGACCAAGCCGCCGCCTTGCTTAGGGTCGATGAGCGGACTGACGCATATGAATGGCCGCAATGTCAATCAGAATAGTGGAGGATCGGGAATTTCGTCCGTGAGTTCCGACTGCTCCGCCATGTAGCTCTTGTACCCGCAGAGTAGGCCAAGTTTATGTGGCTGGATGATCTGTTCTCTCGCGATGAAGCCTCTGAATGTGTACGGACCTGGGAAACTTCCGGTCATTAGCGCGTAGAAATCCACACCGTCCGTCTTTTTACCTTTGCGCGCATCGACCAGCAGCTTGCCGGTGTCGTACTTGGTCGTTTTGACATCGATGCGGAATCCTGGCGGAGGCGGGATGACCGCGTCGTAAAGCGGATGCGGAGGCTCGCGGTCGGTATCCAGATCGGGATACACGTTGAAGAGCTTACAGAACGCTATCTCACCGCACATTCCCTCCAAGTCCACAGTCGCAGCGTCGTCCAAGCTGATCTTCAGATTCGTCACGTTGAACGAGCGATTGCTGCCGTTTCGATTCTTGGCGATGAAGTGGGCCAACTTCCTCTCGGCGGCGGTTAAAGAGACAATTTGACCGATTTTGATTTTGTTTAACATGGTCAAAAAGGCGGAAAATTTTTGAGGGGGGTATCGTAAACGAAGCCCACCCGCAAAGGGGGTGCCAGGTTCCCCTTCAACTTTTGTGCCAATTCTAGGAAAAACAATCCTTTTCTGTCATAAGCAAAACTTATGCTGATCATAAGTTCCCCTGCGTTGCACAATGACTGTTATATTCACTTGTCGGGAGGTTCGCTCACGACAACTTCAACCGGAGTTCTATCCGGCATCTGACCCAACAGATTGATCGAAACGGACGCTTGCTCGCCAGTTTCTGACCAGCCAAACACAAGCGCGCTGCGTTTGGCAACGCTGCCGAGTATTTGCTCGCGAGTACTTTCGTCCTTAATGCCGTCGAGGTTGTAGCTGTCTATGCGTTCTAGCGTTGAAGCAGCGTCGGCGGCGAGTTTGCTGCGGACCAAAGCGGAGAGACTTTCTAGCGTTTGAGTTTTCTTTTCAGTGCAAATCGTTTGCATTTGCGCCTTCACCTTAGTCACGCCTTCACGACAAGCGCGACTGCGCAGAGTATTAATCGGCACGCTCAAATCGTCGGCAATCGCTTGCCATTCCCTTCCGCTCAAATACTGCGCCTTTGCTCTTTCCCATTGCGCTTTCGTCATGCCACAAGGATTGGGCTTTGCATTCCCTTCCGCAATCCCTCGTTTTCCCCGCCTCAAAAATCGATTTTTCGCTTCGCCAGTTGTTCGCCTCTAAAAAATTTTTGCTCGTTTTCCTGAGCAAAACCCCACTTTTCACCTCTCTCTCAAAAAGATTTTTGATTTTTCTTTTGACGCAGTTTTCCGGTTCACCTATCGTCACCTCATGAATTCAATTCCCCGTCCCGATCTAATCGCAGTCCTGACCGCAATCGCCGATTCAATCGCCACGGCTCGCGAAGTTTCCGTCAAAGTTTCCGACGTTGAAGCTTGCGTCAAATACCTTCAATCCCGCCCAAGTTTTACCGACGTTGATTACGACTCATTCCCTGACCGCATCACCATTTTCGGCGACGATTCGTCTGTCTGGACTAACCCCGACGGCGACGGCGACGAAGGTCGATTTGTTCTCAATCTCATGCGTTCCGTTTCCCTGACCGCCAATCCCTTCAACGAATAAATTTATGCGCCGCAAAATCATCTCACTCGCTTTCCAATCCATCGTTTTCCTAGGCCTAGGCCTTCTGGCCTTCTGGTTTTTCGTCGTCACTCAATTCTGAACCCATCAAATCATGAAATCACTATTGTCCATCGACACCAACGCAAAGACCGTCAAGGGTCAGCGCAAAGGATATCTGACCGGCATCCTATACCTTGCGCCTGACCGTCTTTCCGGCCTGATCAACGTGTGCGTCAATGCATCCGAAGGATGCCGCCAGACGTGCCTTTATTCTGCGGGTCGTGGTGCATTCAACTCCGTCCAAAAGGCGCGCATTGCGAAGACCGTTCACTACGTCAAAGACCGCGAATCCTTCCTTTCAACCCTCAAAGACAACGTCGCGACGGTCATCCGAAAGGCCAAGGCCAAGCGCATGCATCCGGTCATCCGTTTAAACGGGACATCCGACATTGGCTGGGAACGATACACGGTCATTCAAGCGTTCAAAACGACCCGTTTTTACGACTATACAAAAAGCTTCCAACGCATGATGGCCTTCCTTGACGGTAAACTCCCGTCAAACTACAGCCTGACATTCTCCCGTTCCGAAACCAACGAAACCCAATGTCTTGAAGTCTTGAAACGCGGCGGCAACGTTGCCGTGGTTTTTCGCAAGGAATTACCAACGCATTGGAACGGATTCCCGGTCATCAACGGAGACGAAAACGACCTCCGTTTCCTTGACCCTAAGGGTGTCGTCGTTGGCCTTAAGGCAAAAGGAAAAGCAAAGACCGATACGACCGGATTTGTGGTTGGTTGAAGCAACGTGCCATGCCATGCGAAAACGTGGCATGCAACGTGTCTTTAGTCTCCAATCCAATCCATCAAATCAAATAATCCAATGTTAAACCGATATCCCGGCCAGTGCGTCCAATGCCACGAATACGTGCCTTCGGGCCTTGGCACCGTCTCAAAACGAAACCGTGCCTGGCGCATAGACTGCAACGCATGTACCGGCCGCATGCCCGAAAACTCCGGTCTTGTATGCGTCAAAACTTCCTCAGGCTGGACTGGCACTAGAAACGCGCGCGGCCGTTGCGAGGACGCTCCGTGCTGCGGTTGTTGCACCTTTTAAACCTTAACCTTAACCCATCAAAACATTATGCGACTTGTAGAATTCCTTCGCGCGCGCGCCTTTGAAGATCCGTTCCTGATGCATGGCGAAAAGTGGCA